ATGAACTCGTCGTAGTCCACGATGGGCGGCAGCGCGTCGGCGTCGACGGAGTAGCCCCAGGGAGTGCTAATCATCGGCGGTCGCCGCCTTCTTATTGGCGGGCGACTTCCGCGCCTTGTTCGCGGGCGGCTCGGTCGCCTTTGGCTTGGCCTCGACGGCGTCGGCGGGCTGCTTGCCCGGCTCGAACTGCCAGGTCTTGCCGCGCCACTCGTAGATGCGAAGGTCCATGTCTCGCCTCCTTAAACTGAAAGGCCCCCCAGGGCACGCGGTGGTGCCGAGGGGGGCGCGTTGCTGGTGCTAGGCCGCTCCTAGGAAGCGAAGGTGAGCTTCTTGAAGGCGGCGGGGTAGCGCACGGCGAGACCCAGGCGCTCCTCGACGCGGACGGTCACGAGGTTCTTCGTGAAGTCGTCCTCGTTGGTGTTCGTCGCCTCGACGCGCAGGCCGCCCTTGCGGAAGACGGACGCGGCCTGACGGAAGTTGCCCACCAGGATGGTCCCTGCGGAGATGGCGCTGGTCACGACGGTGCGGACGCCCCAGATGGGCGGCTGCTCGACCACGTTGCCGTTGCCGTACTCGCCCTGGAAGTAACCGCCACCGTAATACTGCTGGTTGCCGTCGCGGCCCAGGCGCAGGGTCTGGTAGTTGGCGGGGTTGATGACGATGCCGTCGGCGTCGAATCCGCTGCCGTCCTGGACGTCCATCATGGCCGCGAAGATCGCGTCGGCGATGCCCGAGGCGGTCTGGTTGGCGCTCGCGATGGTTGCGGTCTGGATGCCACTGCGGTTCAGGATGCCCGTGAGGTTCGGCGCGGTCCCGTTGCCGTTCAGCAGCTGGTTCTCCTCGAGGAGCATCAGCTGGTAGATGGCGCGGTTCTCGATGTTGCTCGCAAGCCACTCGTAGTCCTCGAGCAGCTCGTCCGACTCCTTGTAGTAGGCGGCCAGCTTGTGGAGCGTCTCGGTCACGGGAGTGGGGTCGCCGAAGGAAATCTGGGGCTTTGCAGCGCCCTCGGCCACGGCGGTGGGGTAGGCGTCGACGGTGGCGCTCTCCACGAGGTAGCTCACGGCGTTAGAGTTGCCGATGCTCTCGGTGCCGAGCAGGTCGGCGATGGTGAGGCGACGGCGCGGCTGCTCCACGATGGTGGAGTCGTAGACCGTGGCCCACGGTGCCACGGCGGCGGGGGTGTCCATGGTGGTCGCGGCCTTGGTGCCCCACTCGGGGGTGGAGAGGCTCATGCGGGAGCCCTTGACGAACTTGCCGACCATGGCGTCGGCAACGAACGCGCCGAAGCCCTTGGCCTTGGGCGTCACGTTGCCCTTGGCGTCTGCGTGGGTCGCGCCGATGGAGCCGACGAGGCCAGCGAAGCGGTCGGCAGCGGCCTTGCGCTCCTTCAGCTCGTCCAGCTCGTCGGCCAGCTTGGTTGCCTCGGCCATGGCGTCGGCGCTGCCGTCCTCGACGGCGGTCATCAGCTCGCCGAGGCGCGCGGCCTTGGCCTCAATGGTGGAATTGATGCTCATGGTGGCATCCTCTCTATTCGATGTGGCTTTTGATGCGTGCGATGAGCGCGGCCTTGGCGTCCTCCCGCTCCTCCGAGTTGGCCGCTTGCGGCTCCTCCTCGTTGGCGGGCGCGTCGCCCTCGTCCTGCTCGTCCTCAAGCTCTCCCAGCACGGACTGGATGAGCGTGATGGCCTGTCTCAGCGCGGCCTCGTCGGCCTTGCTGTTGCGCTTGCCAGCCTTGACCTCGGTCACGGAGGTGTCGGCGTTGGCGGGGTAGAGCGTCAGCGACACCTCGAAGAGGTCCAGGTCGCGGAGCTCTCGGGCCTTGCGCCCGTCCTCAAGGGTGACCTCTGCCGCCTCGCGCACGTCGTAGGCGAAGCTGAACTTGCAGAGGCGACCGTCGGCGGCGAGGTTGCGGGCGTGCTGCGCCTGCGGCGTCGCGTCGAAGGTGGCGCGGAACTTGGCCCCGTGCTCGTCCTCCTCGAGGTCGCCAGCGGTCCCGATGAAGCTCTCGAGGTGCTCGGCGTCGTGGTTCCAAAGCAGCGGGATGGTCCCGCCCTTCTCGTTGATCTCGGAGATGGCGCGGGAGAACGCGCCCTTGGCGACCACGTCGCCGTAGGCGTCGGGCTCGCGGGTCCACGTGGAGAAGTAGCCCGCTATCTCGCCCGTGCCGTCTGCCCTCACGTCGAAGGACTTGGTCTCTCTCATTTGGTCCCTCCTAGGGAATGGTCAGCGTGACGGTGCAGTTGCAGTTGCAGACGTCGGCAGCGTCCAGGACGCTCGAGTCGCCTGGCCACTGCGCACCGTTGGGGAACGGCTCGCGCAGGGGCACGGTCGCGCCAGCCATGGCGGCGTGGCTCGCCCTCGGGTTGGAGCCAACGACCCACGTCTTCGTCGCGGTCGCTGGTGCGCACTGACGGCCCGCCTCCAACGTCGCCCACGCGGCCACGCTGGTGGCGATGGTGACGGCGCTGCGCTTTGCGCGGCTCTCCTTGGCGGTCTCGAACACGCCCTCGGGCGTTGCCTGCGCGGCGTCCTCGGAGACGTCCTCGGCCAGCGCGGCGTCAAGCGCCTGCTTGGTGGTCTGGTTGACCATGGCGGCGCGGCGGGCCATCATCGCGGCGAGGAAGGCCCGCGTGGCCTCAACGTCGTAGCCGTCGGGGTCGATGCCGAGCAGCTCGAGCGCACGCCTCGCGGCGTCCTCGGAGCCTGCCAGCGCGGCCACCAGCAGGTCATCGGCCAGCTCGGCGTCCCAGCGCTCGGGGTCCCACCAGCCATCGTCGGCGTCATCGTCGGCCTTGCGCCTCTTCGCGCCGATGGCGGCGAGGACGCTGCGGCTCTGGCGCTCGAAGAAGCGCGTCAGCACGTCCTCGTAGCGCGCGGTCTCGCCCTCGGTGGCCATGGCCTTCACCTCGCGGGGCGCGTCGGCCTTGGTGGGCGGCGTCGGAGCGCCCACGATCATCACGCGCTGGATTGGCGCGGAGTTGGTGGCGGGCTCGCCCTCGTCTGCGGCGGCGCGGCCATCCATGCCCACGGCCACGTTCAGCGGCACGATGAGCTGGTCGGTGCCCTCGATGTAGGGAAGGTTCATGCGCGAACGCGCCTCGGCGATGGTCATCCACGGCGCACCAGTCGACGCCTGGATGCTCGCTGCCTGCTCCTCGAAGCTGCCCTGGAGCTTCGCGCTCATGTCGAACTCTGCGTAGACCTCTGGTGGCTCGCCGATGATCTCGCGGAGCCGCATGTTCACGCGCTCCTGGATGAAGGTGAGGTCGGGTGCCAGCGTGTCGGCGTAGAGTTGGCGGGCATTGTCCTTTGCGCTCGCGTAGGTCTGGGTTTGCAGGTCATGCCAGATGAGCGTGGGGTTCACGTGGAACGCGGCCGCTGCCTCGGCGCGGCTCAGCTTGACGCCCTGCGCCCAGTCGGCCTCGCGGGCGTTGAACTGCACCTCGTGGTAGGTCATGCCGTCCTCGAAGACGGGCGTGCCTCCCGCCCTCTCGCCGCCACGGCCCCACGCGGACCTCACGCTCTCGGCGAAGCGCTTGCGGCGCTCGGCGTCCCAGGGCTCGACGGTCACTGGGCGGGTGACGTATCCAGTGACGCGCATGCCGCGCTCCCAGGCCTGCCGCCTGTATTCCTGCGCGGCCACCTGCTCGCGGAGCGTCTCCTTGAGCGCGCGGATGGTGCTGCTGCCCTCGCGGGGGTCGCCCGGGCGGTAGCCGTGGAAGACCACGCACTGGTCGGCACTCACGGTGACCTCGCGGCCACCAGCGTGGCGGTCGGCGAACCTGAACTCGGAGTAACCGAAGCCGTCGGTGCTCTCGGTCTTGGTCAGCCACGCCACGGGGATGTGGCGGACCTCCCAGCCACTCGGCGAGTCGGCGCTGGGCCCCACCAGCCAGAGGGCGAAGTCGTAGAGCTTCAGGTCGCCCATGAGGTCGCGGATCAGCTCGTAGCGCGTCTGGTGGGGGTTCGGGTGCTCGAGCAGCAGGGCCATGGGGCCGTCGCGGTCGCGGCGTCGGTCCTCGCCGTCTCGGCGGTAGACCTTGAGCGGCAGCTGGGCCACGTTGCGCGCCAGGAAGTCCACGACGGTCTTCACGGCGGGCTGGGTCTCGTACATGGTCTCGGCGTCGATGCCGTCGGCATCCTTGCCGCCCACGCTCGCGGGGACGGTCACGGTGATGGGGACGTCTCGCCGGAACATGGCGCGAAGGTCGCGAAGGATGCTCACGTTTTGCCTCCAAACGAAGAAAGGCCCCCATGGCGGGGGCCTTCGTTGCCGTGCTCTTTGGTGCTAGATGACAAGCAAGTCGTGGCCGTCGGCGTAGGCGCTCGGGGCCACCTTCGGCGGCTCCTCCTCGACGGGCGTGGTCGCGACTGCGTGGGCCATGACGCACGCCACCAGCGGGGCCACGTCGCCAGGCGATGCCTTGCGGTCCATCAGCCGCCCGCCGTCACCCTTGGTCTTGATGGCCACGATTCGCGCGGCCTCGTCCAGCACGGGTTGCGGTCTGTGCATGATGCGCGTGGCGTCCTGGTGCGTGTTCGGGTCGCACGCGGCGATGCCAGCCCAGAAGCGGTCGAAGCCCTGCGCCAGCGCGGCCCCCGCCAGCTCGTGGGGGATGAGGCCTGGGATTGCCTTGAGCTGGTCCCCCAGCGCGGAGATGGGCGCGCCGTTCTTCTGCCACGCCACGTCCAGCGGCCTCAGCGGGTCGGCGCGGTCGGCGAACCAGCGCAGCGCCCAGTCTGTCCCGAGGTCGCGGGCCACGACCTCCACATGCCAGCGCCCGTCGGCGCGTATCGCGCAGGCGGCGATGCTGGTGGTGGTGCGGTCGGCGGATAGGTCCACGCCGAAGAACGCGGGCGCGGTCTTGGCGGGCTCGCTCGCCTCGTCGGTGCCCATCAACCACGATGAGCCGGGGAACGCGGGCTCGGCCACCGATTCCACGAACTGGCAGAGAACCTCGGTGCGGAACTCCACCTCGTCATCGCTCTGCGCGTCGCTCGCGATGGTGCGCTCCTCGAGGAAGCCATAGCCAAGCGAGGGGTTCGCCTGCGCCCACGCCTCGCGGTCGTAGACGTCGCAGCCGGGGGCGGCGCTCCACTCGAACCAGCCGACGGTGTCATCGACGGCCTCGCCGTCTGGCAGCGGGGCCATCAGGTCGCCCAGCTTGGCCACGATGCCGTCGGGGTCGCCCAGGCGCTGGTGCGCCTTCACGCGCAGTGAGCGCA